GTTAAATGAAACTCTTAATGAAACGTTATTAAGTAACGCAAAGTTGCTTTACTGCAACAAAACATTAAGCGATGCCTCCTTGAATGAGCGACAAAAAACAAAAATTGTTGAAGCCATCGCCAAGGCAAAAACACCGGAAGAAGCGAGAAATTTACAAGAAGCACTCAGGACTACAGTGGGAACTAATAAAATAAAAGGTCCAAAATCACTTAGTGAGTCAGTCAATAGAAGATCTAATCTTTCAAGTGTTTTGCCAAGACGTAAACAACCAGCAACAATATTCATTTGCAGAGCATATGAAGAAGTTGGCTGGTATTAAATGACATACTGTAGGAGGTATTAAAATGTCTATTATTCAGAAATTATCTGAAGGCATCGTAAATCGTAACATGAAAGCAGAAGGGCAAGCCCTTTTGAATAAGTGGTCACAAACCGGTTTACTTGAAGGCCTTTCAGATGAGCGATCAAAGCAAACTATGGCTCGATTGCTCGAAAACCAAGCTAAAGAACTACTTCGTGAGAGTTCTTCTATGAGCGCAGGCGATGTTGAAGGCTTCGCCGCTGTTGCGTTCCCAATCGTCCGTCGTGTATTCGCCGGACTTATCGCTAACGATCTTGTTAGTGTACAACCAATGAGTCTCCCTTCAGGACTTATATTCTTCCTTGACTTTGTTTACAGCCCCAACGAGGGTGGAAACGTTGCTGGCGATCCTCGATCAGGAAATGAGCGAGATAAATCGATTTATGGCTCCAACGATGTTGCTTCTCAAATCACTGATGGGATTTCCCTTATTGATTCTGCTAAGGCAGGATTCGGTGGTCCCGGGCGTGATGGTGCGGTTGGTTATGCTTATGGCTCTCCAACTGGTTCTAATTATCAGGTTATTACCAATAATCTTGCTAATCAAGCAATTCAAACATTTATGTTGGATGGTTCTGTATCGGAAACTAATGCGAAAGCCATTAAGTTCGACCCAGATATTCTGTCTATTACAGACAGTTCATATGGTGTTATTTTGTTCGATATCGCAAAATCCGAACTAGCAACTGCTGCTAGTGCCGGTGATGCTGATTTTGGTAACCTTTCAGCTTTCTCTATTTTAGCGTTGGCTGATTCTGCGAACAGGACAAATGATCTCCAAGGTGATGCTTTTGTAACAGATCTAGCTACTCATGGTGGTATTACATCTGCTTCTTTAGAAGATAACAATGTTAGACAAGTTCGACGCCTGACTCAAGAACTTTCGTCTGGTAATAACAATCTTAATGCCGTTGATGGTATTAGATTTGTTATTGTTGGTGATAGCTCTGTTGTTAGTTCCGCTAGTGCTGCTGCTGTAGGCGCGGCTTTGGTTGCTAGTGGTGTTTCTTTCCCAATGAAAGATACCATTCCTGCTGCTGGAACAATCGGCGCTGTTCAATCAGCTTCAACCAATTATGCTCTTGAGGGAACTGAAAATATCCCAGAGATCGACATTAAGGTCGATTCGGTTGCGATCACTGCTCAAACCAAAAAGCTTAAAGCAAAATGGACTCCTGAGCTTGGTCAAGACTTGAATGCTTATCATAACCTTGATGCCGAAGTTGAACTGACTTCAATCCTTTCAGAACAAATTGCTTTGGAAATCGATCGTGAAATCCTTGCTGACCTTGTAAATGGCGCAACTGCTGCAACATATTACTGGTCTCGTTCTCCCGGCTTGTTCGTAAATCGTTCAACTGGTGCTGAACTTGGTGCTAGTGCTGCTGCTCCTGACTTTACTGGAACAGTTTCCGAATGGTATGAAACCCTCATTGAAACTATCACTGATGTTTCTGCTCAAATTCACAGAAAGACACTTCGTGGCGGAGCTAACTTCGTAGTTTGTTCTCCCGAAACTGCTAATATTCTTGAGTTTACTGCCGGATTCCGTGCTAACGTTACCGCTGACGCTGACAAAGGCGAAATTGGTGCTGTTAAAGTTGGTTCCTTGAGTCGCAAGTTCGACGTTATGGTCGACCCTTACTTCCCACGTAACGTAGTTCTCGTTGGTCGTCGTGGTTCCTCTTTCCTTGAAAGCGGATATGTATATGCACCTTACGTGCCTCTACAAACCACACCTACGATCTTCGGACCTGAAGACTTCGTACCACGCAAGGGGGTCATGACCCGCTATGCGAAGAAAATGGTACGTGCTGATATGTACGGTCTCGTGATTGTTCGTGGAATGGCTGGAGAAGAAGGCTCTAGTTAATAG